CGAAGGCCGCCACCCAAACGTTGTGCCATCTCGAGGTCGTGCAGAGTTCGGTTGGGACTATGCAGTCAAGGATGGAAATGTTGTTGCAGGCGGGTTGGCAAGGCCGGGCTCAGATCGACTTCCTTCGGCTCCGAATAAGTGGAGCGAGATTGTCGGCGCAGAAAGTCGGGACGAGTTTCTCCGACTTGTACAAGAACTGGACCCAAAATCTTTCGTCCTCAGACACCGAGAGCTTCTCGACTATGCCGACCGATACTACTCCGAAGAACGAGAACCCTATGTGGGTCCCGATGGTATCGAATTTGAGCTTGGAATGGTACCTGAGCTGGCTGAATGGCGAGCAGAGTCTCTTGGAGATGATCCAGTAGAAGGTATGTTCAGGGGCAAGCCCCAGACCCCGGAATACATTCTTGGCTTGGGCTGTTTGGGCAGGAGCGTTGCCTTCAGCACGGGGTTCGCGCTATGACCACTCGCTACGCTCAAACAATGGTCACAGCAAATCTCACCCGCGTGCAAGGTATATTCAATGCTTATTGTTCAACTTGCTGACTAAGCAGGCAGAAGCAGGAGCCTTGTACTCTATGGTGCTTCACGACTGGGAAAAACACTCTGGGCTCGATCTTTGGGACCCCATATCTACATCATGGGGATCCTCTCTGGAGCAGTCATCCTTCGAGATGCTCCTGACGCAGAGTATGCAGTGTTCAATGACATGCGAGGTGGGATCGCCATGTTCCCATCTTTTAAAGAGTGGTTGGGTGGGCAGGCCGTGGTATCTGTTAAAAAACTCTATCGGGACCCCGTTCAGATGAAATGGGGGCGTCCGTGCATATGGTTAGCCAACTCTGACCCTAGGGATCAGCTTAAGGCAGACATCACGGATCACACTGCAAGGGGGCGGGTGGATTTGATTTATGAGGACATCGCATGGTTGGAAGCAAATTGTACATTCGTTGAGCTCAAGGAGCCTATCTTTCGTTCCAGTAGTACGTAGAGTTGGAGCTAATCTCCATTGAGTCTGTCGTTTCCGATGGTGCGGGGCAATGAAAAAAGTCTGCGACAAAAATATTGCCAACTCCAATTTTGCTATCCACAGAGAATGGTGACACGTCAACTGCCGTGCCGTTCTCTTCGTCATTGTACTGAAGTGTCTTGCCGATTCGGGTGTAGTGCTTGACGATCTTCGCTCGGGGCGCATCGTTTCCGGAGCTAATGTTAGTGAATCGGTCCGAATGAATGTTGACACGTGTCTTGTCAACGGGGGCTTTCATGGGATCTTGCCAGTCTACGCCGATGGTTCCCTTAAAAAGTAAACCGATTAAAGTGACAGCAAGGTCTTGCCATACACCTGTAGCAACGCCGGACATGTCGCGGAACACTCGGCGAGTGATGTCTCCGCTTGTAGGTTCAGCCCCGATGGCTGCATTAAGTGTTGACGTCAGTGTGTCTTTTGTTGAGAACACTATCCTCCGGTGCCACCACTGTACAGACGAATTGGGGACAAGCCTGTAGGTCTCGGCCACGCCTGTTACGTAAGTGCGGGTCGCAGTTCTCCTGGCCGCGTACGAGTAGTTGCTGGGCTGAAGCCACCTGTGACTCATATTGGCGACAGTTACGTGAACCCGTTGGTTCGATTGGTTGCCTGTTGCCTGACCCACTATGAAGGGCTGGCCGATTGTAGGCGCTACTGTAGGGTCCGGGTTCGTACCAGGCGCAGCTGCAGAAAGCATCTGATCGCGCTTTTTTTTGGCCATCTTTTGGATCAGCGATCGCTTGGACATTGGCCGTTTCCGGGTATAGCGTCGCGTTTTCGCGGTGGAGCGAGAGGGCCGTGCGGAAGACCGGCGTTTGGCGTACTTTCGGGTTGACCGCCTTTTCGGGCGAAAGGAGGTTATACGGTAAGCCATTTTGCGATGTCATTGATTTGAAATCAAGTGAGGAGGAGACGGGTATTTATAGTTGAGGTGTACCCGTCACCTGGGCTATAATATTAGTTTGCCCAGGTTCCTCGAAGGTTACTCACATGACTTTCAATTTCAACTCTCGTTATGTCCTCCTCACGTATGCACAATCTGGCGATCTATCTGAGTGGGCCGTTCTCGAGCATATCAGCAGCCTTGGAGCTGAGTGCATCATTGGGAGAGAAGATCACGCTGTTGAAGGTACTCATCTCCATGTTTTCTGCGATTTCGGACGAAAAAAACAATCACGACGACTTGACCTTTTTGATGTCGAAGGCCGCCACCCAAACGTTGTGCCATCTCGAGGTCGTGCAGAGTTCGGTTGGGACTATGCAGTCAAGGATGGAAATGTTGTTGCAGGCGGGTTGGCAAGGCCGGGCTCAGATCGACTT